GTTGAAGCCCATGGTGTTGAATCCCCGTGGTGCACCGGTTAACGCCGGCAGGCGGAAATTAAAAACTTCTGTCAAGCGACGGCCCGTTTTGCGGGCCGCAAAATCCTCTCATAGCTCTTCAACTGCTAGTTCAGAGGTACCGTCCAGCTCGCCGTCTGTAGTTCCAGATGACGAGACTCAAGGCGGTTCGGGCGCTGAGATGCGCGACACCTCTGAGGTTGACAACTCAGAGGTAGTACGGCCAGATGTGGCCGCTCCCTCGGCAACGGGGGTAAATCAGGGTAGTAATTCGGCCAAGAGAGCCGATACTGCGGCCCCCCAACCGGGGTCAAAAGGGCTAGTCGTCCCCAAACCGAAAAACGTCAAGCCACCGAGGGCGGTGGCGAAAGGGGTTGAACCCCAATCGGGGGCTAACCTCCAACGGCCCGCTGACAAGCGGGTCGTCATATACAGATCACATAGCGTGACTCCTCAGCAGAAAGAGGTGATAGATGCCAAGTTTCCCCAATACGCGTTTAAGTTCGGTGTTGGGGCACCGCATGACCATCCCCTAGGAGCCATGGAACGAGCTGTATGTGAAAGAATAGCGTTGGGGCTTATCGAGACGAGGTACCCAGGTTGCTTGATCACAGACATTGGTGGTAACGCCGATCGACATGCCGCTGAAGGTAGGTTGAGTGTCCATTCTTGCAATCCCTTGTTAAGTTCCGACGACGTTGTGAGGAGGAGTCACTACAGGAAAGAAGCCAATTATTGCAGTTCATCTTCTATGGATTGTAAATTGACTCCTGATGTATACTTGTCCGTACATTCGTTATATTATCTCTCACCGGTAGAAGTTTTACAACTTGTATTTCGGTCCCACAAGCAGAGATTGTTTGCTGTAGTACATCGATTTGATGATTACTATGGCACTATGCACGACAACGGCGACTTCGTCGAGTCGAAATACGAAACTTATCTTGAAGGAGACAAGCCGCGTATTCGTATGCAGGTCACTGGAAATTGCACCAGTTACACGCATGATCCCATTTTTTGGCTTCAATCCACCAGTTACACGGTGGGTGTTCGTACCATTTGTTGGAACGGACGCCCTTACGGCGACTCTTGGATATACGAGTTCGTAGCCGCTCCCGCTACGTACAAACCCGTGAAAACCGACCATGTCGGTGTCTTGTCGTTGACTTCCAGTCTCAACCGCAATGACCATCACGGGCCAGTATCCGGGGTATTGTCCCCAGGCGACCAAGGTGCCTTCAAGCCCATGCTTGAAATTCTCAAAATTGACACCACCAAAATTCATAGCTTCGGAGGCATTATGTGGCTCCGTGATACGACTAGGTCGACTCTAATTCCTAAGGGGTTGGTCGACACTGTCGCTTTGAAGATGGTTGGTGTTTCCCGCGACAAGGCGGGGTTGAGACTTTGTATTACGTCGATGAGGCAGTTGGTTAAATCCGACAAGATGTCCATACCGGCTTCGATGCGCGCTGATTGCGTTATTTTTGGAGCTTCATTGGCATTCGTTGTTCGACTGCAAGACGAGATTACCTCGTTTAACAATCTGTGTTCACCGTTTTACAGACGGCTGTATCATGAGCTGTGCAGCGTGATGTCCTTGGAGAGGACTTTGTGCCAGTTCACGATGTGGCCGCCTTGCGGCACCGAGGCTTTCAACAACACAGTTGAATCCTATAACGATGACCGCTCGTCTGTACCTGGACCCGCCTTTGATGCGGCCTTAGCTTGGCCTAGGGGGTTACCGGGTATAGAAGTTAACCGCGTATTACAACCTGTGGAGGTTGGCGCGGCAGTCTCTGGCGAGGCTGAAGCTATGGAAGAGGATAAACCACAATTTTTCCCCATTTGTCAAACCTTTTCGCAGTATATACCAGTTGTGCCGTACGCATCGGCTGTCAACGAGATGACGAGTATTCGTAATCGTGCGTTGATGGTCTGTCCCGTACCGGAACCTGGGCTGTGGAAAGAATTACACGCCTTTGCCGCTGGCGTGATAGGTGATTGGGAAGTGGTGACGGAAACGGACGTCGAGAGGGGTTTCAAAACTTGGAACTCGAGATTTCCTCAGAACAAACAACGTAACCACGTTATCGCATGGGAGGCTTTGAAGGTCACAGCGTTGAATCGCATGGACTTCATTAGGAAGCTTTTCGTGAAAAGAGAGCTCACCATGAAAGGTGGGGCTGAACCTAAACAATTCGATCCGAGGGCGATACAAGCCAATTCGGACCGTCTAAACGTTTCCCTAGGACCGTTTTCGTCCTTTGTGTCGGATAACCTCAAGAAGAAATGGGGTAGGAACTGGGGGGAAGAATCCGTTCAAATTTCTTATACAGCTGGTTGGACAGCTGAAGAAATTGGAGAGTGGCGGGCGCAATTTGGCGACCGGGACGTCACTATCCTTGAATTGGATGAAGAACGTTACGACGTGCACCAGAAGCGCGGGGCTTACGAGTTGTTTCGTGACCTCATGCGTCAGCAAGGTGTCGATAATTATGGGAATGCCGCGGAAGCGCTCCGCTCGATGGAGAAAATACAAGGATGGTCTTCGCAGGACATCAAGTATCTCGTCGAGTATACGATGACTAGTGGTTCACCCACTACTTCAGTATCCAATTCGTATCTTAATGGTATGAAGATTTGGTTCGTGCTGTTGGAGTTGGGTGTTAGGGCCTTTAAGGCACTCGTGCATGGCGATGATTCCCTAATCGTCATACTCGGGCATCTCGAGAAAAGGGTGAAGAGGAGTTTGGAAGTGGGGGTGTTGGCGTACAACAGGAGGCTTGGTTTTTCAACCAAGCTAAAGATAAGTGAGGATTGGTCTCAAGTTGAGTACTGTTCTTCCTTGTTTTGGCCGGTGGAAGGTGGTTTCGTACTGGGCCCGAAGATTGGTAAGCGATTGCCGAAAATCGGGTTTTCATTGCAAGTTGGATCCAGCCGAGGTCAAAGGAATGCTGCTAGGTCTTCGGATCGAAGCGGGCTATATTCCCATCCTGCGTGTGTACGCTGACCACAACCTAGC